TCCGCAAAAACAGAAATTGAAATTCAAAAACTTAATGAATTGAGAAAACATATTGAGAATCTCCTTAAATTTACAACATAATAAAATTGGCCAACAAATCGTTAGAGCCGAAGAACGGCTCAACTTACCGTTAGGAGAAGATAAATAATGAATGAACTCTGGACTTGGGCGCTCATCGCCTCTCTTATATTGCTCGCGGTAAGCGCCTCGATAAAAACGGCTCAAACTCTCGTTACGGTAAAGGGACTGGAAAACCAAATCTCGGCACTCAGGGAGCAAATCGAACTTATCAATAAGCAACAGAACGAAGAAAGTAATAAGCAAAGAGAAATCCACACGAGAGAAAAAAATGAATTTACGAAACTCATAAATAATCTTACTTCTCAAATTACATATCTTAAATCTCATAGTGTTCCTTTAACTCTTGATATAGATTCACGCCAAACTTACGAATACCAAGAGGCTTTTAATGAAGCAATTAAAGATAATCAAAATAAAACCTCCTAACCAATCAATTAACCCGACCGGAACCCCGTTTATGCAAACAGCCATGGCCCGTGGCCGGCGGGTTATTTCTACGTTATTTACCAATCTGATTCGGTATTACCGGAATCATCGTTACCTTTTTCAGATTCTTCTAATTCTCCTAATTTTATCTCTTTCTTGATTATTTTTGCATTGCCGCGGGGATATTTTATTACTTCCGGAGGTTTGCCATCAACTGAAATTATATTGCCTTCTTCGATGACTATACCTACTTTAGAATCCGAGCCAACCGATTCGTACCAAAGCTGATATCCTTTATCCTTCACAGCTTTTTTAATAATAGCCCGATTCATGTCGTCCAATAAACTACCGTCCTTAATTCTAAGCACTTTCAGGGTTGGATTTAGCGCCATGGAAATAGATAACGAAATCATCAATTTCTCGCCATCGGAAACCTGATCCAAAGGAATATTATTATATAACAATTCACCATCATTAAAATTGAGTCCGGGAATAGGAATGAACGCCTTTTCCAGTAACTCTCTTCTCTTTGATATGGTTTTATCAATCCGTTTAGTTAACCCATCATAATTATCCATAGAAGCTTCCATTTCTTTTTTAATCCTGTCTTTTTCTTTATTATCGCGGATGTGTGAATTTGTGGTTTCCAGGATAGCCATAGAATCTTCAATGGGACNGGTATCTATTTTAACCATAGTGGCTATTTTTTCTTTATTGGATTTGTAAATGAGTTTTGCATTTTCAACTCTTAAACGGAGGTCGGCCAGTTCCTTTTCCAACTTCTCAATTTTCTCAACGTCTTCCATAGCGCCAATTTTGATTTTCTCATTATCCTGAATGAATGTATCGATACTGGAGTTGGTTTTAAGGGCATCCTGTAGTTGTTTAGAAATAGACAGAGCGCTTATTTCTTCTTTACCATTAACATCTTTCCATTCCGGCATTTCCTTGTAACGCGCTACAAGAGAATCCTTGCTTCGGCCAACTAACAACCGCTCTTCCCGGAGATCCTTTTCTTCCTGGTCTAAAGAGGTTGTGTCCACTCCAATAAGATTAAGAAAAATTTCCCTCTGTTTTTTCTTGTCATTATTCATAAAATCCAGCGGATCGAAACTGATATTTCCCACTATTTTATCAAGTAGTTTCTGGGGAGATGATTGCAACGCTCCGTCCTTACTTCGGATTTGGAGGGTAGTACTTTTTTCAGTGAATGACCGGAGAACAATATAATCTCCCAAATCCAACATAATCTTGCCTTTATCTTCCCCATGCCGGATTGGTTTCTCTGGAATTTCCCGACCGCCTTTAAGCGCCATAGTGATACAATCAAGCACCGAACTCTTCCCGGCGCCATTTTCTCCGGTTATCATAATAACATCGGAATTTGGAGTGATATCAATAGCAGTTAGTTTTTTAATGTTTTCAGCGCGTAAATTTAAAATTCTCATATTTTTTTCCTTTCTTGATTAAATCCAGAGGGCAGCTATCAACGTGAATATATTCCCCAATATATAATAGTCAATTATTCCCACCCTCTGGATATTTAAATTTAAATTATTACGGTTATTTTTTTATTCTTTTTCCTTAACCAATTTGGCTATTACAGCTTCATTCTCCTTGATTTGGTCGTTGACTTCTTTATTATATTTTTTCTTTTCTAATTTAAGGTTAATAACAAGGCGATTGAGTTCCGATAATTCTTGTTCTTTTTTAATTTCAAACATTTGTTTTCTCCTTTACTATTTTTTTCACTATCATTTTATTTTTCCTTTTCCTTTTCCTCTTCCTCTTCCTCTTCAAGCTTTGTGCACATCCGAGGCGTTTGGCGGGCGCGGGGGGCGGGGGCGCCAGCCACCCAACGGCCCCCACCGCATATCCCGCCGGGTTACGCCGTTCGGTTGTGTGCAAAGCGTTCAAGATTCCAAAAATCCAACATCTTGCAACATCTTGCAACATCTTACAACATCTTACAACATCTTACCAATCACCACCGGTTTCGGTAGCTTTTGTTTCTTTATTTGATGTTTCCTTTTTCCCATCTTTCTTTTCATCTTTCTTTTCCGCAATCAGTTCCTTATATTTGGCATAACTGGCAACGGAAATGACTTTAGCGAACCCGGCTTTATCCAAGCGTGACTCAATCATAAATGTTTTCCCTGGTAGACGTGTTTTTACGCCATCCATTATTTTCTTGTCAAATACAGTCACATCATCACCTGGAAATTTTTCGCAAATTGTTTTCCATAGACCGGCAGCGTCAAGAATCGTGGCCATCAAATCACCGCCATTAGCTTCAAATACCGAGCATCCGACAGTTCCACCATTTGCCGGATCATCATCATTTTTAACCTTCATAGGAATTTTCCATCCCTTATAACCTTCCTTGTCCTGATAAATATTTCCGCCTTTATCTGCAATGTAATTAATTCCATCCTGAACTTCAATTTCGTGCCAGCCATCGGGCACCTGAATTCCTGTAAATGTTTTTCCATCATGAGCCTGTTCTTTCATTTTTTTCTCCTTAAATTAAATCCGGTTAAAATAACGTTTAACTTTTTCCTACCCGTTTTAACGCATGCATATTCGATTTCGTTTCCTTAAATGATTTGCAAAAATCCTGTATTCCAATCTGTTCATTTGCATAAAACGCGTTCACGGCAGCTTCAATTTCATTTTCGTCACCCTGGATATCAAAAGATACTCTAGTATCAGCTGTGTTGTTCCTATCTACCCAGGGAACTACTATAAATCCTTTCAATTTCAGAAAGGCAACCAGCATCATATCTTCATAACTGGTTGTGTTTGGGTTTTTGTTACCCATCGAGTCACCCATCGAGTCACCCATCGATCTACCTCCTTGTTCAGTATTTAACACGATCAAATTATGCCACATCATCACCTCCTTATTCACAGTAGTTAACTCCCTCTCTTTTCTCCTTCACGACGCTTAATTCCAACTGCCATAACTGTCATATTAATTTGACCAGTTCAATCTCATTCAACACATAAAAATCGTATTGTTTTGTGGATATATCATAGGAATCATTATTGCCTATAATAATATGTAAACCTTCTTCTGTTTCAGTAACATCATCTTCGTTGATGATGGGACTATAACAATCTACCGGTTTATTATTATGATATAAAACACATTCGTAAACCATTTCTTACCTCGTTATTTTTCTCCAGATCTGCCGTGTGCGTAATCGAGAATCTTCTTAATATTAAATAGTTTTCTCCTCACCCCACCTTCCGGTCTTATTCCTGTAAACTTGCTTAAAAAACTACCATCATCCTCAAATGACACCAACGGAGGATACTCAACCTGGCCATCAATGATATTCCGTTCCACTAACCCAATCATATCAAAAAATCCTTTCATATCCCTGGGAAATTCCTTTCCTGCCAGAGCGGGAGCGCAGGATAGATCACGGTTCCATTTTGGTGAATCCTGCGACCGGGCAGTGCAGATCACATCAATTCCAGCGATAGTGAGCTGTTCAAATCCTTTCATTAACCGAATCATTTGTTTACTGAGCACTCCATACATTTCAGGAGTGCCTTTAACCCTTGTCGTCATATCCTTTTCACTTTTATCATTCTTTTTATCTCTGGACTCATAATTCTCAGACAGAATCTCATCGGCCAGGTGAACATTCATTACATGGGTCAGGCCATCGAAAAGAACAGTTTTAATCTTTTCAAAGTTCTTTACATCATAGATGGTTTCCAGCAAATCATCCCAACCTTCATAATAACCAATCTTTAACTTTATATCCGGTCGATTAATCGCTTTCACCGTCAGGTCAATCTGTCCTCTTTCCGCCACTATCCAGTAAATTGGGTCTTGAGCCGTCTGGATTGTTGTTGCTGATTTACCAACTCCTGAATCCCCATAAATCAGGATAAAGTTGCCACGATCGTCTTTATGGGATATGTCTGGTTTATAGATTCCTACTCTCAATTTTCAATTCCTCCTTTATATATTTTTATTTATTTCTTTCACCATTTTCCAATTACTTTTTCTCTTATTGTATAATTATCTTCATTCCAGTTTCCATTCCTGCAAATTGGCAGCATATCGCAGGCAATTCCCGGAAGAACTGAGCTGCATACCCGGTCATTACGATACCAGCCATCCAACCACCTTGCGTTATATATTTCCCTGAAAACATGAATAAACCGGCTTTTTAATTCCTCAGGATTAAACTCATTCCGGTAATATTTCCTCCCGTATTTATGAGTCTTGATATCATATCCCAGAAAATAATGTGTTGGCCGGGAGATTACGTCCTGATAAACCCGTTCTTCATAATCTTCCGGGCTCTCATCCTTATGTTTTCCAACGGATTTGAGGTCGGGAGTGCGGACTATTTCCATAATACAATATTCCAGAGAAGGGTCGGCAAGAAAATATACCCCAACCTGAGACTGGATAAAATAGGTATTTTCATAGTTGGTTGGTCGGCTGGATAGTTTATTTTCCACAAAATATGTTGGATATTTCCTGTCATAATAACCGTTTACCAGCATTTCTACCGGAGAATTATCTGCCCAGGTCGAATTAAATGGTATTGCAAGGTCGATTTTGGCCTGTAAGTTTCCGTTGGGTTCTGTGATAATTTCCAGTTGTTTATATGCGCGGTAGATACCTTTGACACTGGCCACATCTTTGGCCTCCATTTCGTATTCAGCAATTACTTCAGATATATTGTGTAGTTTTTGACTGGATAACAGGTTTTGAAGCACTCTGTCCCATAATACACCTTTCTTCAACGCTGAAGATAGTTGAGGTTTGTTAATCTGGATTCCCCTAATTGCTTTTAGGTAATACAAATAATGGCAGGTAAGAAAATCGGATACTGAAGAATAGGACAAAGGTATAATCCGTTTGCAGTCGGCAAGGCACCTGTATAGTTCCTTCTTTTTACAGTATCCGCATACCTTTTCATTTTCCGCCTGGTCGTAATATTGGCAGGCGCCTCGGTGAAAATCGGGAATAAATTGATTGCATAATGGCTCGTAAAAATCTTCAATAGTGGGGGGCATAATTATTCTCCTTTCTGTTTCGTGTTCCGGGTTCCGGGTTCGTTGTTCGTTGTTATTGTTTTCGTTTATATTTTTTGTAATACTTTTCTATAATATCCCAACTGGCCATCCTTCCGGAAGATGTTTTATTTGCAATTCTCCAAAGAGTAGAGCATGGTATTTTCATCCTTCGGGATAATTCCAGCATGGATATTTTTTTCAGGTCTTTTGTAATTTTATTTAAAAGTCTGGTTTGCATGGCTTCTTATTTTTCACAAGTGAAAAATAAAGTCAAGAGAAATTTTAAATATTTTTTACTTATTTTGATTAGTGTTTATATACAATAGGTTAAGATTGGGGATAAAAATATTTTTCATAAGTGAAAAATTTTCCTTGACAGAAAATAATCACCTGGTGTAGAAACATAGCCATGAAAGAGAAACCAATTACCAAATACCGATCTAAAATAAAATTTTCAGCGCACATTGACTATGAAGGCAATGAGTTTGACTATATCAC